GTGTATAGGGGTGACTCTATCGTGGGTTCGAATCCCACCGTCTCCGCCAACATCTCAATGCGAATCAATGAGATGGGCCTCACTGGGCTGGAAAAGCCCCAGCTTCTGCGCGGTTTTGCCGATGGCGACCGAACCTCAGAGACTGCCGCGAAGGCCAAAATCGGTCTCTGATCGGCTTTTGTCTCTTTTCACCCGAACCTCGTGGCAAAAGGTTCGGTCGAAATTTATCGCTATTATTCAGTCTATTGGCGTTTTTCGCCAACCGAACCTTTTTGGCGCGATCTTGGTAGGTAATGTGATCAGAGAACCTGAGGTGCGCGTGAATACGCGCAATTCTACGGGCCGTTAAAATTAGTGACGGGTCGGTTCATGCAAATGCCTGTCGGTTTCCAACCTCAGGGCGGCAGCCCACAGGGGCGTCTTGGTGTAGACTTCACTCTTCATGAACCTCTTGCCAGTCCGGTGCGCCTGCAGCAGCCCGGCCCAGCATAGTGGGCGCAGTATGTGAATGTAGAAGGTACCCGATAGTTCAAATTCGTGACGCCGGTATTCCTCCTCGCCGCCATAGAGGACCGAACAGAGCCGTTCCTCTGAAACGCCAGCCTGTGCCTCGACGTTGATGACGTTGAGGAAGATGTCCCAGTTCCCCATTAGCTGATGTCTGACCCTGGTGTATTGATTGTGATCGATGACGCTGAGGAGATGATGGGTCAGCCGCGCCCACAGCTCACCGGGGTTGGCCCTGAGTTCCTTGCCGAGGCGAGTACTGTGCAGCGCGCCCTTGTAGTGGCGCACCAACTTTGCGCTGATCATCACCTCGTGCAGAACCATCAGCGGCAGAAAGTCGTGCTCGTTTAGCACCTTGTTGAATTCGTAGAGGTCCTCCGCCGTGTAGTCTGGCCAGGCAAACGCCTCGGCAGCCCACTGCACAAAATACCGTTTCAGGGCTTTCAGCGGCGTCAGGCCAATCGGTCCATTGGCCTCGATGTAATCCAGTGTCAGCAAAGTGCAGCGCAACAACGGCGAGACTGTAAGGGCCGGATCGTCATCTGAGACAGGCAGGAAGCGGATCATGGCTTCCTATCTGGCCCAGCGAGGCTTGAAAGCCAACAGCGAAGGCCGAGTGTGTCAAGACTACTTGGTCTCGCCAAACTACCCTTCGCCGTAAACAGCCGCCACCTGCTCCGCCCATGGCCAATCCGCGATCGCCGTCATGTCCTTGATCGACACGGCTGGTGGCACGCGTTCGATCAGCAACTTTTCCATCACAGCTGGCGCCAGATAAGCCAGCCGCAGTATTCGCCCGACATAGCGGTCGGAGATGCCCTCGGCCTGAGCGAGGTCCTGTATGGTGGCCGCCGCACCGCTCTCCAGCTTGCGCCGCCAGCTCCACGCTTTGGCGATTGCCTTCAGCACATGGGGGTCCACGCCGCCGGTTTCCGGCACCATGTCGGCCGGCGGCAGGATTTTCGGCCGGCCGTTGCGTTTGCGGATGGTGAGCGGGATGAACACCCGCATGGTGGTAGGTGCGCTCATGCGGCCAACTCCTGTTTCGGGGCGACCATTTCGCGGATGACCGATCCGAGCCCCTCGGTGCGCAGGTCAACCGCAAGTCCTTCGGCGCTGACCGTGACCCGCTCGATCAGCAACCGGGCGGTGCGGGCCTGCTCAGCCGGAAAAAGCGATTCCCAGAGTCCATCGAACCCGGCCAGCGCAGCGACGATATCACGCTCGTCCATGTCGGGGTCAGTCCGGCGCGCAGTTTCAACCGCCCGCGCTACAATCTCCGGCGTGCGCAGCAGCGACCGGATGTGCTGTATAACGGTGCCCTCGACCATGCCCGCATTCAGCCGGACGAACCCATCGGTGCCTTCACCGGCACGGTTCCGGATCGCATCCATCGAGGTGTAATAACGGTAATGCCGACTGCCTTTCTTGGTGGCGGTCGGTGTCATGGCGATGCCGGTAGCGGTGAAGATGAGACCCTTCAGCAGGGCCGGGGTCTGGGCACGGGTGTTGGCCGCCCGCTGCCGTGGACTCTCCTGCAGGATGCTGTGGACCTGATCCCAGAGTTCTGGCGTTATGATGCCCTGATGCTCGCCGGGATAGCTGGTGCCCTTGTGGACCGCCTCGCCGAGATAGAGCCGGTTACGGAACAGCTTGTACAGGAACCCCTTATCGATCGGCTTGCCGCGCTTGTTGAGGGCGCGGTCTGCCACAAGTTCGCGGGTCAGCGTCGTGGCCGATCCCAGCTCGACGAACCGTTCGAAGATACCGCGCACGGTGGCGGCCTCGGCATGGTTGATCACCAGCTTCCGGCCCACCACATCGTACCCCATCGGCACGAACCCGCCCATCCACATGCCCTTGGCGCGGCTGGCGGCAAACTTGTCGCGGATGCGTTCCCCGGTGACCTCGCGCTCGAACTGGGCGAACGACAGCAGGATGTTGAGCGTCAGGCGGCCCATGGAAGTGGTGGTGTTGAACGACTGGGTGACCGAGACGAACGTCACGTCGTTCCGGTCAAACACCTCGACCAGCTTAGAGAAGTCCATCAGCGACCGGGACAGTCGGTCGATCTTGTACACCACCACAACGTCGACCAGTCCGTCCTCGATGTCACTGAGAAGCCGCTTCAGGCCAGGGCGTTCGAGCGTGCCGCCCGATATGCCGCCGTCATCATACTGGTCACGGACCAGCACCCAGCCTTCGGACCGCTGGCTGGCGATATAGGCCTCGCAGGAATCACGCTGGGCGTGCAGCGAGTTGAACTCCTGCTCGAGCCCTTCCTCGCTGGATTTGCGGGTGTAGATGGCGCAGCGCAGGCGGCGCTTCGGTGCAGCATCTGTCATGCGGCTTCCTTCCGTTCCCGCAGGCCAAAGAAGCGGTATCCGTTCCAGCGGGTGCCAGTGATATCGCGGGCAACCGCTGACAGCGACTTGTACCGCCGGCCCTGCCAGTCGAACCCATCTTTGAGCACGGTGATGACGTGCTCGGCGCCATCCCACTCACGCACCAGCCGTGTGCCGATTACCGGGTTACGCGTATCGCTGATCACCGATTTCCGAACCTTCTTGCCCTCGACCTCATCGGCCAATGCGTCGAGCAGCCGGGTGACCGGCTTTGAAGGCCCGCCCCAGGTAAGTTCCTGAATGCGGTAGGCCAGCCTCTGTTCCAGAAACGACCGGCTGTTGTTTGGCGCCGTGGATCGCATCAGGGTTTGCCATTCGGCCTTCAGTTCCCCGACCGTCATTGCCTTCAGCGCCGCCAGCCTGGCCAGCACCTGAGCATCATCATGTTTGTGCATTATCATCGTCCTCCGTTGCGGGCCTTGCGCCCGGGACGACTGACGCTCTTGGCGGGCGGGATAGCGAGCGAACTATCTCCCCAATCTGCAGATAAAGGACTGGACTGTTCGCGTAGGCGGAGCACGCCAGCGGCCAGGATCCGGCCCAACTCGGACAGCCGGGCTTCGGTTGTCATTTTGGATGGGCAAAGGCCATTTGACCTGGATGTCTGGGTGGGCATGGAGACCGTTCGCAATAGAGGTTGATTGCCGAGACGGTAAGCGCGCGATCTCCATATAAACAAGCATTATCATATGGTTGTCGTAGCCGCGCGAAATCATGAGCATTGCTGCGCTGGCGACGTGCGAGCCTTCCGAACAGCGGCCTGAAACCTTGCGAAAACCTGCGCAATTTGATTCGCGGTGACGACCGGCGAACCGGGTTTCTGTTCCTGCCGATCATGAAGGGATCGAGTGGTCGCGCCAACGCGTTCTTGACCCCTGTAGCCGCCGCCACTACGCTAATCCGCATAGATGCGTGATTTTAAGGGTTGGCCCAAGCCATGAAGAACCGATGACCACTGACAACATGACTTTTGGGCGGCAGATTTCCAAGGGCAGGAAGGCCATGGCCCTTAGCCAGAAAGAATTGGCGGCGCTGATCATGAAAGAGGAAGATGGCACAGCGATCTCGCCGCAGTACCTCAATGATATTGAGCATGATCGGCGGAGCCCCACATCGGATCATCTGATCCGGCAGTTCGCGACGGTGCTGAACATCGACGAGGGCGTGCTGTTTCTGACAGCGGGCAAGTTCCCAGATGACCTGCGTAGCAAGCTGAACGACCCAGCCAAAGCGGCTGCGGCCTTCGTCAACTTCCGACGCGCCATCACTGATTGACCGGACGACGGCGATGAGGATGATCCCCGATCAGAAGGGCCGATTTGCTGAGCGGCCGTATTACACGAACGATGAACTGGATCGCGAGTGTGAGCGGCTGGTCAGGGCTCTGCATCGCAAACGCAATCAGGATCCGCGCCCCCGGATCACCACGGACGAGCTGCATCTGTTGATCGAACAGAACGACGCCAGCCTGGATTCCTGCGCCGACCTGACGATTTACGGCGATGATGTTGAAGGTGTCACGGCGTTTCATCCTGATGGCGACCCTGAAGTCTCGATTTCGGACAGGCTGGCGAATAATCCCCGCCGCGAGAACCGTCTGCGCACCACATTGGCGCATGAGTTCGGCCATGTGCATTTCCACCGCTATCTGTGGGCTGGCAAGTTTCAGGCTGGTCAGCTTTTCGACCGCGGAAGCCGCGAGAACAAGGCGATCTGCAAGCGCGACACGATCATTCAAGCCGCAAACTACGACTGGATGGAGTGGCAGGCCGGTTATGTCAGCGGTGCGATCCTGATGCCGGTCAGTTCGATTCGCCATTTGGTGTCAGATTACTGCCAGGCGCGCGACCTCCACGCCGCCGTGGCAGTCCGCTCGGACCATGGTCGGCAGATCATCGGCGCGGTGGTGGAGACCTTTCAGGTATCGGAGGAAGCGGCCGAGGTCAGGCTCAAGGTGCTCAAACTGCTCGGCGAATCTGACAGACAAGGCTCCCTGTTCGGATAGTCCACAGCAAATCCGCTAATCTGCGTATATTTTCGATTGACCCGCCACGGATGCGTTAATACGCTCTTTAGCAGATCGACGTGCACCCGCGCCTGATTCTATCCAAGGAGTCCCCATGACCTCGATTGCCACCGTCATTCGCAAAACCTCTACCACCACGCTGCGCGCCTATTTTGAGCACTGCGGAATTGGCCTGCCTGCAAATATCGACTGGGCTGTCCCTGATCCGGAAATCGTGCCGCCACTGCTGAAGGCGGTTGATGAATTGACCGAGATCGACAAGGCCCGCCTTGCGCTCGATGCCGGTCGGATTGGTGATCTGGTCACCGAGGTCGGCCAGATCGCGCTCTATGGCGTCGCCGAAGACAAGGCATTTCTCGACACACTGGGCGGTGCGCATGATCGGGCGTTCTGGATATTTCTCAACCAGCCTGACAGCTTCCGCCGGGCCGAAGAGGTCCGCTACACCGACGAGCGCCGTCGTGGGCGTTCATGGGCTGGCTTCATTGTCGCTGCCGACCAGCCGCTGAGCAAAGACCCTACTGCTCTCGAAGCCTTCAAGGCGGCGCTTCGCGAATGTTTTGCGTCACCCAATATCCATGTCGACATCTTCGACCGCCGCCGCCCGACCTTTGACGGCGACGATTGTGAACTGATCCAGATCGCCGTCTACCGCGAAGGCTTGCCGGATGATGTGTTGGAATTTGACGCAGGCGATCTGGTTCGCCGCGTGCGCAGCCCGGTGTTTGAGGCCGCGCTGACCTATGAACCTGCTACCGGCGTCGTTGAAGTGGTGGCCAACGACAGCAAGAGCCGTGAAGCCATGGCGCGGATCATGGTGCGTGATCTGCTCCAGATCGAGTTCACCAGCGAGAAACTGCCGTCCCGCAATTATGATCTGAGCCCGCTTCAACAGCACCATGCTTTCCCCCGGGATGCTGCCGACGGAATCGAGTCCGTGACCTTGAAGCAGCTGCGCCTGATGCCGATGGACAATCAGGGCCAGCGCGTGACGCTGGAATGCATGCGCGGCAGCGAGGAGACCATCTGGGAGATGGCTGCGGGCCATTTCGGCGACCGTAGTCCGCTTCTCGGCGGCTGGGTGGTAACGCAGGCGAAGCTCACCATCGCCTTCCTTCCCAAGGGAGATGCGCGGCGTGGGCGCGTTCTGTCTCTGACGATCACGATGCCGCACGGCTGCAATCTCAAGGACCTGACCCCGGAAGAGCAGTTGATCGGTGAAAAGTACCTGCGCCGTTGGGGCATCCTGTCCGGGGACACTGGCAGCGATGATTGATCAGGCGTCTGCCCGATTGCTACTGTCGATTGCGGAAACGCCCGGTGCGAAGATTGCGGGATCGATGCTGCGCGACTTTCATCCCAGACAGGAAAAGCAGTTGGTAGAGGCCAAATTGCTGGCACCGCAGGGGGACACCCTCGCGGCGCCCCTGTCACTCGACCATGACGATGAGCCTATTCGCCTGAACTGGTCCAGCGAACATGGAGGATACGGCTACTACAGCCCGGCGGCGACCTGGGTGTCGGTTCCGGCAGACAGCCTGCTCGTGTTAGGCGTCAACCTGCCGGTGCTGCTGGCCCGGATGTTGACGCAGCTGGAAATCGTGGGCGGGGCCGAGCCTATTGCGCTGGTGCCTGACGCTATCTGGGAAATCGGCAATGTCCGTTTACCCGGTCGCAGCAAGCCCGTACCTCTGTGGGCTGCCCGGCGTCTGTCCGATCCGGGTGTCTGGGAGGCCTTTATGGCAGCCACGCGTTTGCGCCCGGCACCGGGGCTTCGAATTGTGCTGAGCACGACACCGGCGGCTCGCCTGCCAAAGCAGATGTTCGAGGGTCATGAAATCATCAGCGTCGGCGATGTGGCTGACCACGCCGCCGGCGTTGCCGTCGATCCTTCGTTGTTGGCAGCCCGCGTTTCCATCGGGGCGTCAAAGTCCGACGCACCGATTTCCATGTCCGCAGACGGCGGGTCGATCGCGGTTCGTGGCAAGCGATATGTATTCACCGGCCCGAAGCAGAGGGCCATCATCCGCTACCTCTATGAAGCGTGGGAAAATGGTGCGCCCGAATGCCTGACCGACGCGGTGCTAGAGGCGGCCGAATGCTCCAATAGCGTGAACACGCTGACCAAGGCCTTTTCTGGCCGCAAGGATTGGAAGGAATTCATCAAGGTCGAGAGTGGTCGCTGCTGGATCCAGTGCTGACCGGCGCCATAATCCTGCAATGCAAGCCGCCTTCGGGCGGCTTTTTTGTGTCCGGCGCGCTCAATAGCTGATTCCTACCCTGAGCCCTACCTCGCTCCTTCCGGGCTCCTACCTCCGCTGGCGCCAATGTCTCCTCAGGTTTTCGAACCCAACCCAAGGAGACGCCAATGGCTACCAGACACCTATCCCAGATCGAGCTTGCCGCACGCTGGAACCTTTCCCACCGCACGCTCGAGCGCTGGCGGTGGACGGGCGAAGGCCCGCAATTCATCAAGCTCGGCGGGCGCGTCGTTTACCGCCTCGAAGATGTCGAGGCGTTCGAAGCCGCCCAGTCTCGCCACAACACTGCCCGCGCTGATGCGCCGGCAGCGGCGTGAGGATGACCCCGATGACCATCCCCAACCACATCACGCTGGACGATTTCGTGCTGATGCCGATCGGCAAAATCGTCGCTCTGCCGGCCGACGTTCTGGCTCACCTTCAGCAGGACTTCGACGATCAGCTCCGCATGGCCAAAGCGGCCAGCGACTGGCTGAACGGAGCCCTGACATTGAAATATGCGGTCCGCGCCCAGCAGGAACGCAGCTCTGCAGGCAAGGACTTCGGAACTACCCGCTTCGCTGATGGCGATGTGACGATCGTCGCGGACCTGCCCAAGAAGATCGATTGGGATCAGGCCCGGCTCGAAGCACTGACCACCCGTATTCGTGAAGCTGGCGAGAACCCGGCTGAATACCTCGATGTCAGCTTCAAGGTCCCCGAACGCAAATACACCGCGTGGCCTGAACACATCCGCGTTGCCTTCGAACAGGCTCGAACTGTCCGCGCGGGCAAACCCACTTTCCGCCTTTCCAGCAATTGAGGTGCTTTCCATGAACCGCATCAAAGCGATCCAGAAACTCCGCAAGTCCACCATGTTCATGAGTGGGCTGCCGGACACGATTTCCATCCCCGGGCGCCCTGGCGCTGCCGACACCGTGTTCCCTATCGAGAACGCCACGCTCGATGAGCTGGCGCAGGCCAAGCTCGCCTACGACGCCGAAGCCAGTGAGATCTACAAGAAGGGCGATGCGCTGCGCATCCTATGTGACCGGGCCCGCAAGGCCGGTGCTGTGGGTGCTGATGTTGTGGTCGATGTTCTGATCCGTGCGCGGGAGATCGACTGATGTCTCTCCCGATTATTTCAGCCGATCAGCGGCTGGCAGAAGCCCGCGGCATCAAGGGCGTGATCTTCGGCAAGTCCGGCATTGGCAAGACCAGCCTGCTGTGGACGCTGGATGCAGACCGGACCCTATTCTTCGACCTCGAGGCAGGCGACCTCGCCATCGAAGGCTGGGGTGGCGACACCGTCCGTCCTCGCACCTGGGAAGAGTGCCGCGACTTTGCCGTGTTCATCGGCGGGCCGAACCCGGCGCTGCGCGACGACCAGGTCTACAGCCAGGCACATTACAATGCCGTCTGCGCCCGGTTCGGCGATGCCGCAGCGATCGAGCGTTACGAGACGATCTTCATCGACTCCATCACGGTTGCCGGGCGCCTGTGCTTCCAGTGGTGCAAGGGCCAGCCCGAGGCCTTTTCCGACAAGACCGGCAAGCCCGACATGCGCGGCGCTTACGGCCTGCACGGCCGGGAAATGATCGCCTGGCTGACCCACCTTCAGCACACCCGGACGAAGAATGTCTGGTTTGTCGGCATCCTCGACGAGAAGCTGGACGACTTTAATCGCAAGGTTTTCCAGCCGCAGATCGATGGGTCCAAGACCGGCCTCGAACTGCCGGGCATAGTCGATGAAGTCCTGACCATGGCTGAGGTCAAGGACGAGGCCGGCACCGCGTCGCGTGCCTTCATCTGCCAAACCCTCAACCCCTGGGCCTATCCGGCCAAGGACCGGTCCGGCCGTCTTGCCGTCATCGAGGAACCACACCTCGGTCGGCTCATGGCCAAGATCCGCGGGCCGGTCGCACCTGCCAGCGAGCGGCTGGAATTCGGCTTGCCCGATCTGCCGACCGCCGACGCCATCCCCAACCAATCCCCTCAGAACTGATCAAGATAAGGAGCCCCATCATGGGTAGCTGGAACGATTTTAACGACGCCAAACAAACCTCGAACATCATCCCCAAGGGCACGCTCGCCAAGGTCCGTGTGACCATCCGGCCGGGCGGCCATGACGATCCCAGCCAGGGCTGGACGGGCGGCTATGCCACCCGCGGCACTACCGGCTCGGTCTATCTGAACATCGAGTACACGGTGGTCGAAGGCCCCTTCGCCAAGCGCAAGGTGTTCAGCATGGTCGGGCTCTACAGCGCCAAGGGTCCCGACTGGGCGAACATGGGCCGCGGGCTGGTTCGCTCGATGCTGAACTCGGCGCGCGGGATTTCCGATAAGGACAACAGCCCGCAGGCGCAGGCGGCACGCCGCATCAGCAGCTTTGGCGATCTCGACGGTCTGGAATTTATCGCCCGCATCGATGTCGGCACCGACAGCAATGGCGATGACAAGAATGATATCCGCACCGCCGTCACGCCGGATCACCGGGAATATGCGGCGCTGATGGGATCGGGGTCGGCAACACCGGCGGCTGCATCGCCTCAGTTCCCCGCCACGCCCGCAACCGGCGGTCGCCCCGCCTGGGCTCAGTGAGGAAAACGCCATGATCCTCCGTCCCCGACAGTCCCTTTTCGTCGAGCGCAGCCTGTCTGCGCTCGACACCCACGGCAACACGCTCGGTGTGGCTCCGACCGGCACGGGCAAAACGATTATCCTGTCCGCAGTCGCGGGCCAGATGATCGGCGACAGCCGCGCAAAAGCCTGTGTCCTTGCCCACCGCGATGAACTGACCGATCAGAACCGGGATAAATTCTCCCGGGTCAATCCTGGCATGTCGACCTCCGTTGTCGATGCCAGCAGCAAAGACTGGCAGGCCCAGGTCACTTTCGCGATGGTGCCGACCCTTTCCCGGCAGGCCAATCTCGACGCCATGCCGGCCGTCGACCTGCTGGTGATCGACGAGGCGCATCATGCGGTCGCCGACAGCTACCGGCGGATCATCGACCAGGTGCTGCACCGCAATCCTATGGCGCGCATCTTCGGGGTCACCGCCACGCCCAATCGCGGAGACCGCAAAGGGCTGCGCGAGGTATTTACCAACGTCGCCGACCAGATCTGCATGGGCGAATTGATCGCCTCAGGGCATCTCGTGCGTCCGCGTACCTTCGTGATCGACGTTGGTGTTCGCGACGATCTCGACAAGGTCCGCAAAACGGCCGCCGATTTCGACATGGGCGCAGTCGATGCGATCATGAACAAGGCGCCGGTGACCGACCAGGTCATTGCCCACTGGCGGGAGAAGGCTGGTGACCGCCAGACCGTCGTGTTCTGCTCGACCGTCAGCCATGCCCAAAACGTGGCGGAGGCCTTCAATGCAAACGGCATTGCCGCGGCCGTCGTGCATGGCGATCTGGATGACGCGACACGGCGTGCCACCCTTGCGGCCTATGATGCCGGTGACCTTCAGGTGGTCGTCAATGTCGCGGTTCTGACCGAAGGCTGGGATCATCCCCCGACCTCCTGCGTCATCCTGCTGCGCCCCAGCTCATTCAAATCCACCATGATCCAGATGATCGGGCGCGGCCTGCGCACAGTGAACCCGGAAGATTATCCAGGCATCGTCAAAACCGACTGCATCGTCCTCGACTTTGGCACCTCGACATTGATCCATGGTTCGCTCGCGCAGGATGTCGATCTTGATGGCAAGCAGGCCACCGGCGACGCGCCCACCAAGGAATGTCCGGAATGTGGTGCTGTCGTCCCGGCGGTCGTGACCGAATGCCCGCTGTGCGGTCACATCTGGGAAGGTGCCGGGCGTGACCCAGCCGAGCCCCTCGGTCAGTTCATCATGGCCGAAATCGATCTGTTGAAGCGTTCGAGTTTCCAATGGGTGGATATTTTCGGGGATGATGCCGCGCTCGTTGCCATCGGTTTCCATGCCTGGGCGGGTGTCTTTTTCCTGAACAGCCGCTGGTACGGCATTGGTGGCCAGCCCCGGAAGCCGGCACATCTCCTGGCGGTCGGCGAGCGCAGCATCTGCCTTGCCGCCGCCGATGACTGGCTCAACACCCATGAGAGCGACGAGTCCGCCCACAAGAGCCGTGGTTGGTTGCGCCAGCCGCCGACGGATAAGCAGCTGGCTTTCCTGCCGGTCGCCTATCGCTCGGATTATGGCCTGACGCGTTACCACGCCTCCGCGCTGATCTCCTTCCGCTTCAACCAGTCCGCCATCCGCAGCCTCGTGCATGGCGCGGATCCCGAAGCATTCCGGGAGGCGGCATGATGGACAAGACCCATGGAGAAATCGCCTTCCGCCGAACAGCGGCTGCGGTGCTGGCACCCACGCGGATTGCTGTGTGCAGTATGTCGTCGACCAACCTCTGGCTTCGGCTGGTTGGGCCCGCAACGGACGAAACATTCGGGCCCGTCTGTGTGGTTCTGCTCCATCAGCTGCCAGCGTTTCTTCTGGCTGCGAGCGCGAAAGGTGCCGGACATGGTTGATCTGACCGAGCACGAGATGGCCGCGATCCGCGCCACTCTTCAGCCGATGGCTGGGGTGATCGATGCGATCGGCTGGCAAACCCCGCCCAGCGCCTGGTCGCAGGAGCAGATGCTCCAGCTGATCTCCGTCGCAATCGAAGGCTTCCAGACGGCGATGCGCGACATTGCTGCTGCCGACCCGATGTACGTGCCGTTCTGATGCTGGACTTCAATCACCGTCCCGCATTCGGCGAACGCCTGAACGCCTTGGTCGATAGCCATCTCGAGACGGACAATGCCGCGCGCAGCCCCCGGGATTATCTCGGCGGCTCGCGGGTGGGCGTTTCCTGCGAACGCGCGCTCCAGTTCGAGTTCACCGCTACGCCCAAGGATGAAGACACCGACTTCTCGGGCCGCACCCTGCGGATTTTCGACATGGGTCACGCCCTTGAAGATCTCGCCATCGCTTGGCTGCGCGGCGCCGGCCTCGACCTGTTCACCCGCAAAGGCAATCGCCCCGATGGGGACCAGTTCGGCTTCTCAGCCGCTGGCGGGCGCCTGCGCGGCCATGTCGATGGGATCATTGCCAGCGCCCCTGCAATGCTTGGACTGGGTGTCCCAGCGCTCTGGGAATGCAAAACCATGAACGCGAAGAACTGGCGTGCCTGCGTCAAGGACGGCGTGGTCAAATCCAAGCCGGTCTATGCCGCCCAGATTGCGCTCTACCAGGCCTATATGGAAGCCAGCGTGCCGGGAATTTCTGCCTCACCCGCGCTGTTCACCGCGATCAACAAGGACACGGCCGAGCTCCACCATGAACTGGTGCCGTTCGACGCGGACCTTGCCCAGCGCATGAGCGACAAAGCGGTGCGCATCCTCACGGCAACCGATGCCGGGGAATTGTTGCCGCGTTTCACCAGGACCCGCGACCATTTTGAATGCCGGTTCTGCTCATGGGCGGCCCGTTGCTGGGAGATGGCCCAATGAGCGAGGACAACATCGTCCACTTCAATCCCTGGCGGGATTTCAACGACGCCCCGTCGCTGGAAGAGCTGTTTCTCGAGCCCGACCCAGCCCAGATCGCCACCTTTGTCGATGTGGTGTTCAGCTATTGTGACGGCCTGATCCCGGTCCGCAGTTTCATCGACAAGGGTCAAGGCATCGAGGGCAAGCCACATAATATCTGGATCGACGCTGATGCCTCGGCACCGGACAAGCTGACGACCTTCGCCCATTGGGCCGGGCGCGAGGGTGCGGCGGTTTACGTCATTCCCGGCACGGTGACGGAAAGCGGCCAGGCGAAGTCGGCGGATATTGCCGCCATGCAGGCGATCGTCGTCGACATCGACACCGGCGATATCGGGGCCAAGCTCACCCATCTGATCCGGCATCTGGGCGATCCGGCGCTGGTCGTGGAGAGCGGCGGGCGGACGCCCGAGGGCGCACACAAGCTCCATGTCTGGTGGAAGCTCTCGGAACCCGCGACCTGTACCGACGTCGAACAGGTCTGCGCGCTGCGCGGTGCCATTGCTACCAAGGTCGCTGGCGATACCCATTTCCGCTCGGCGCACCAGCCGATCCGCGTTCCGGGCACGATCTACCACAAAGGTGGCAGCCAGCGGATGGTGCAGATTCTGCAACATCTCCCCGGGCATGACGTGGACTTGGGGGACTTTGCCGAAGCGGTGGGTGCCATGCCGGCCATGCCCGGGATTGGCGCGGCGACGGCCACGTCTGCGGACAAGCCTTCGCTGGGCGATGTGCTGACGACGCCGGTCCATGAAGGTGGAGCTGATGCGTGGTCGCGGTTCGAGGGCGCCAGCGCCGCCATCGGCCACTTCATCCGGCAGGTCCATGAGGGCCGGATCAGCCCGGATGAAGGCTGGGAAGCGATCTGCCAGTATAATGCCGCAATGCTGCGGCCGAGCTGGCCCCTCGAGCGGTTGCGCCAGGAATCCGACCGTCTCTGGCGGTTGCATGTCGAACGCAATGGCCCGCCGCTGCTGCGTTCTGCCACAGCGCCGCGCCAGTCGGAAATGCCGGCCTTCACCTTCGGCGCGCTGCTCGACGACACCAGCCCCATGCCACCGGATATTGTGTCGCCGCGGCTTCTTACGGCTGGAGGCATGCTGGTGCTCGGCGGCGCACCCAAGGTCGGCAAGAGCGACTTCTTGATCTGCTTTCTCGCGCACATGGCGGCAGGTGTGGCGTTCCTCGGCTTCATGCCGCCGCGCCCCTTGCGGATTTTCTACCTGCAGGCCGAGATCCAGTACCACTATCTGCGCGAACGGTTGCAGGCGATCCGGCTGGATCCCGCTGTGATCGCTGCCGCGCGCGATAACCTCATCGTCACGCCGAAACTGAAACTCTTGCTCGATGATCGCGGGGTGGCGCTGGCCGTCGATGCAATCAAATCTCATTTCCCGGCCGACCCGCCCGACATCATCTGCATCGACCCGATCCGTAACCTGTTTGACGGCGGGCCGGACGGCGGCGGCGAAAACGACAACAGCGCCATGATGTTCTTCCTGCAGGAGCGGGTCGAGCAGTTGCGCGATGCAGTGGCGCCCGATGCCGGCGTGATCCTCGCGCACCACACCAAGAAGATGACCAAAAAGCAGGTCGCCGAGGATCCGTTCCAGGCGCTGTCCGGCGCCAGTGCGCTGCGCGGCTTCTACACCTCGGGCATCATCATGTACCGGCCGCTGGAGGATCGCAGCGAACGCCGACTGGAAATCGAACTGCGCAACGGGCCCGCGATCGACCCGATGCTTGTCGACAAGCGCGGCGGGCAATGGGTCGAGATCGATGCCAGCAGCGAGCGCCTGATCCGCAAGGATGTCGGTGCCCGGCTCGATGCCGAGCGGATCCGCAAGCATGATGTGATCCTCGGGCTCCTGCTCGACGAGGCCGGAACCGGGAAGCTCTACACCTCCAACCAGTTCTGCGAGGTCCATGAAAACAAGGCCGGGCTTGGGGGCAAGGATACGATCCGCGACCGGATCAGCGTGCTCGCGACCAAGGGCTACATCAAATATCTGCGCGATGGTTCCGCCCTCAACCTCGGGCCGTCCCGGTCGCGTTTTGGCTATCTGTGTGTCGAAGGCATGGCGATGCCGATCGAGGATGCAGACCCTGACACCGGCGAGATCGTGACCACGCCGGTCGCGGTTCTGCCCAGCCATTACAAGTCACCGCAGACCGGCGCGCTGCTGGAGGTCGAGAACCCTTCGATATGGGTCTATCCCGAGGGGGACGAGGCATGATCATCACCACCTCGCTCTATGCGCGCCAATGCGCTGCAATCAGATTGGGTGAGTTTTGCCCAAACTACCAAACTGCCCCGTCACGCACATGCGGAATTACGCGCCAACGCGCAGCGGGCAGATTGGGCCGGTTTCCGAAACTACCCCAGCAGAATTGCCCCGGGCTACGCGTGGTCACGCTCTACCCAGATTGGGTGGAGAGGTCGTTTCCAAACTCCCCAAACTGGAATTTCTGGCAGTTTTCTGGGGGTTTAAGTGCCTTCCCAACTAGGTGGTGTGAAACCCCCATTCTAAAGAATGGGGACGCACCCCGTGGGGTGTGCGCCCTCCATCAGAATGGGATCCCGCGAGCCGTCGATTCAGGTCAGCAGCGCGAACCACCCTGATACCCTATCCCGACCTTCCGCAAACATCATCCCAGACATTCCCGAACGGAGACCATAATGGCTTCGCATACCCTCGCTTTGCCTGCAGGTGTTGCACCCCCTGCAACAACTGCCGGACTGATTGCCCCGTCCACCACGATGCTTGCATTGGATCTGGGCACCACCACCGGTTGGGCCCTGCGCCCGTCAACCGGTCCGATTGTCAGCGGCACCCTCAGCCTCAAGCCGTCCCGCTATGACGGGGGCGGCATGCGGTTCCTCCGGTTCCGCAAATGGCTCGATCAGCTGGATGCTGATGCCGGGCCGATCGAGGCGATCCACTTCGAGGAGGTGCGGCGCCACGTCGGCACCGATGCCGCGCATGTTTACGGCGGGCTGCTCGCCGTCCTGACCGCCTGGTGCGAGGAACACCTGGTTGCCTACCAGGGCGTGCCAGTCGGGACGATCAAGCGGTTCATCACCGGCAAGGGCAACGCCGACAAGGCGGCAGTCATCGCGGCCGTCCAGGCCAAGGGTTTTGCGCCCGCCGATGACAACGAGGCCGACGCCATCGCCATCCTGCTCTGGGCCATCGAGACCCGAGGAGGTGTCCGATGACCAGCTGGTCCATTCTCGGCCACACCGCCAAGGTGCTGGAAGAACGCCGCGACGATTACGGCGAGGCTGCCGATCAGTTTCGCGCCATTGCGGCGCGCTGGTCGATCACGCTGGGCACCCCAGTCACCCCGGCACAGGTCGCGCTGTGCATGATTGATCTAAAGCTTGTCCGGCTCGCTTATGATCCAGGGCACGTCGACAGCGTCGTCGATGTCATCGGCTATGCCGCGCTGCTGCCGGAGGTGCGCTCATGAGCATGACCTCCCGAATCTACGACAGCGCACGCCAGCGCGACGGCGAGGAGCTGAAACGCTATGGCTGGAGGAACGGCATCCTGGCGGTCTCGGTCAGCGATCAGCGGCTCAGTGCCATGGAGCGCGAAGCTCTCCGGGCAATCGGCGAGCGCCTTTATGGAGGCGTCCGTGGCAAAGGGGCGTAAGCGCAAGGCGGGCCGCCGCCACCCGTCGGGCAAGCTGGTCCAGCCCGGTGCCGGTGAAACCCAGCGCGAGGTCACTGCGACGGTGCTGGAGGCCCGGCAGCGTCATTACGGCGTGACGGTGCGCCAAGCCCGGGACGAACGGTTGGGCACGGCGCTGGGTAGGCTGGCGTTTGCAGGAGCTGTCACGTCAGAGCAGTTCGCTGCCGGCGAATTGTACGGTGAGATCATGGCGCGCAACCGCGCCGTCATGGGCCTGCCGACAGATCAGCCGCGATCGGTGACTGCCCTGCTCATCAACGAAGGCATCTTCGGTGGCAGTGCGCCTGACCATGACCCGGCGCTGGTCGCAAAGGTACGCAGGCAGGCCGCCAGTGCGGTTCTGATGTTGCGGACGGCCGACAGCGACGCGCCTGGCAGGACCGGACGCAGGCCCAGTGCCTTGGTCCATGCCGTGGTTTGCTACGACGCCGAAGCATCGAGCTGGCCGGCTGCGGATATCAACAACCTTTGTCATGGTCTCGATGCTATATGCCGTCTGTTCCGGGTCCGCAGCGACAGTTCGTGATCAGTTTCACTCGCCTACCAAGTGAACTAACAAACTGATTCTATTGAATTATTGTGCGATTTTGTGTTGACGGAACTTGCCACATGGTCTAGACCTTCCGAAATGCAGAGTTAAGAACTGCGCCCGGGGCCTAACGGCTTCCGGGCGTTTTCCGTTGCAGGCGTTGCGCGATGGCTGAACGACTTCGGGGACGCCAGGCAGTTGCGCAGCGCCTGCATCGTTTACAGGCAGAGCCCCTCTGCCGAGATTGTGCCTCCGTCGGGATTGTCCGAGAGGCGACCGTACCTGACCACATAGTGCCGCTAGCCCATGGAGGATCGGACGAAGACAGCAACATCCGCTGCCTCTGCGCCGAGTGCCATGCCAAGCGGACTGCCGAACAATTCGGCCATCGCAGGACGATCGCCGTGGGCCCCGACGGGTGGCCGATCGGGTGACTATACCCCCGGGGGGCGGTTCGTTCTCAGTCGCTCTCGGTAGGGAAACCGCGCATGGTCCAAAAAACGCGCAACCGCGAGTTAGCGACCGGGGGTCAAAATACAAAAAGTCCAACGAATACAGTATTTGCGACTGGATAGATGGCGCAAAAAGAGCGTTAGTCGTTTCACCAAAACGAAAGCGACGCAGATGACCAACAAGGCCCTTACCACCGCCAACGAAGCCTGGGGCTTCTTCGGCACAGCAGGTGGCTTCACGGATGCCCAAGCAGCCTGGACCATCGCCTTTCCGGCGGTTGCCAAGGCCACCGGCGGCAGCACCGAAGGAGTTCGGGATTTTCTCGACAGCCGGCACGGACGCCACTTGGCTGACGATGTCGCAAACGGCATCCACAGCGGTCTTGACCTCAAGGCTGCCATTGACGCGGCAATCACCCGCTGGATGGGCTGGACCATCAACCGCGCGACTTCGCGGGACCATGGCATTCCGGTGGGTCTGCCTTATCTGACCGGCTTTGTCGGCCTCTACGAGATATTGGCAGACGCCGAATGAGCGCAGAGGCAAGCAGCACGATCCGGCTTGCGATCCGCATGCTGCCCGAGAACTTCGACCGCAGCCGGATTGCTGTTGTGCTCGAGACAATCGAACAGGAACTTTACGAGGGCGGCGTCTGCGCCAGCGCAAGCGCTGACAGCTTCACCATCGAAATCATGGTCCGCACGGACCAGTTGCTCGACACCGCCAAGGTGCTGAACGAGCTCGAGCTGGTCTGACCCGGGGGCAATAGCCCCCCCAGCTACCCTGCGACCTGACATTTTGACCACGCGCCGCGAGCCTGAAGGCTTCCGCGGCCAAACGCTATTCAAGGATATTTATGGACCAGAACTGGCCGGCCCAGAGCAGCGAGCTCTGGCCGATAGAGAAGATCACGCCCTATGCGCGCAACTCCCGCACGCACTCGGACGAACAGGTCGCGCAGATCGCGGCCTCGATCCGGGAATGGGGCTGGACCAATCCGATCCTTGTTGATGAAGATGGCGGCCTGCTCTGCGGGCACGGCAGACTTCTTGCAGCCCGCAAGCTGGGTCTGACGCAGATCCCAACTATGGTCGCCAAAGGCTGGAGCGAGGCTCAGAAGAAGGCTTACGTCATTGCCGACAACAAGCTGGCGCTGAATGCTGGCTGGGACCTTGAGATGCTCGCTGTCGAACTGGGCGATCTGCAGGGCTTTGACTTCGACCTGATGTTGACCGGGTTCTCGGACGACGAGCTGTCGAAGCTGCTGGCCGAAACGACCGACGGGCTGACCGATCCCGACGCAGTACCGGATGTGCCTGCGGACCCTGTCGCCAAACCCGGCGATGTCTGGCTGATGGGCAAACACCGCCTGATGTGCGGCGACAGCACCAGCGTTGATGACATGGAAAAGCTGACCGCTGGCCAACTGGTCGACATGTGGCTGACCGATCCGCCCTACAACGTCGCTTATGAAGGTGGGACGAAAGACAAGCTCACTATCCAGAACGACAATATGGGCGACGACCAGTTCCGCGAGTTTCTGCGCGATGCCTATGTCACCGCTGATACCGTGATGAAACCCGGCGCAGTGTTCTACATCTGGCACGCCGACAGCGAGGGCTACAATTTCAGGGGCGCGGCGCGCGATGCTGGATGGAAAGTGCGCCAGTGCCTGATCTGGAAGAAATCATCGCAGGTGATGGGCCGGCAGGATTTTCATTGGAAACATGAACCGTGCCTATATGGTTGGAAAGACGGTGCCGCGCATTTGTGGGCGAATGACCGCAAGCAGACGACCATCCTCGAATTCGACAAGCCCTCACGCAACGGCGAGCATCCGACGATGAAGCCGGTCGCGATTTTCGAGTATCAGATGCTCAACAACACCAAAGGCAGCGACATCGTCCTCGACAGCTTTGCGGGCTCCGGCACCACCGCGATCGCGGCAGAGAAAAACGGCCGCGTGGCCCATCTGATGGAACTCGATCCGCGCTACTGCGACGTGATCGTCAAGCGCTGGCAGGGTTTTACCGGCAAGGCCGCGACCCTCGAAGCCGATGGCAGGACGTTCGACGACTTTGCCGGAACGGTAACCGGCAAAGAAGCTGAACCAGTCTGATGCGGTCAGGCGGCGGCGACAACCGCATCCACGATGATGTCGTCGGCATGAGCGCGGGCCTGCGCCATGTCATAGGCCGTCTGCATCCGCATCAGCGTATCGGCCCTGATGCCGAAAGCTTTCTCAAACCGGATCGCCATCTCGGCAGACAAGGCCGCGCGCCCGTTGAACAAATTGCTCAAGGCCTGCCGGGACACATGAAAGCTGGCCGCCAGTCGGTTGATGCTGACCCCATGCGGCGCGACAACTTCGCTCTTAAGCCAGTCGCCAGGGTGAACCGCGAGCGAGGGGTGCATGTTCATGGCCATCAGTGGTAATCCTCTAGATCGAGTTCTGCGATGCTGTGCTCATCAAGCTTGATAAAGGTCAGGCGCCAGTTCCTTGTGACGGTCATCGACCATCGCCCGGCTTTGTCACCGACCAGTTCGTGCAGTCCATAATTGGGCGGCACGGCCAGTTCATCAAAGCTTGCTGCTGCATCGATATACGTCAGCATTTTGCGGATCCGAGACACATCGCCAACCAGGCCTTTCGCGTTGCCGGTCTCGAAGAACCGGCGCAGGCCCTTATGGGAAATGCTCTCGATATCCATCCAGCCTTATGTCAAGCGGCGCTTGTCATGTCAAGTAGTGCTTGTCGCTCCAACCTGCTTCAGCAGCGATGCCCCCGCCAATACCGATCCCATCGCAGAGCCCAGCCACCCCTGACCATGGCGCAAGAGATATCGCCAGATTTCGGGGACACGCACCAGGCAGCCGTCCGCGAACCACCCGCACCGCCTTCTGAACGACACTGCATCGCCGGACCGCTTACAAGAATATGCCCTTCACGTGAGACGCCGACCGGGCGACCAATAAGCCGGACCAGCGCATCCCGCGCTTCTTCCGCTGAGGCGCGCGGGCATGGCTGATTGGACCTGCAGCTACCGTCGCTCTCTCGCGCGGCGATGCCCGACAAGCGGATGCGCGGCCCCTCTGCGCACCAGACCGGCCCGTCGCCATCCCAGACCCGGGTCGGCGTGCAGGTAAAGTTTTCTCCAGCGGGCAATACGGCCGCGGCGGCGAAGAGTAAAAATTCAAATATCGTCGTGTCCTTAGGTTTGGGAGGCTTGGAACCGGTCCGGCGCGAGACATAGAGGAAGGCGCTCGGCCATGAAACCCGGCACAAAACCCAAGCCCACCCATCTCAAGCTGGTGACCGGTAATCCCGGAAAACGCACGCTGAACCGCAAGGAGGCCAAGGCCAAAGCGGCAATTCCCGCGCCGCCGGTCCACCTCACCGCCGATGCGGTCGAGGAATGGAACCGGGT